GGTCGCCACGGCGTCCGCCCCGACGCCCAGCCTTTCAATCCGAACAAGGGGAAATCCCATGAAAGCAGTCAAATTCCTTATGCCCTACACGCTGGGCGCGCTTTACAATGAAGGCGAAGTCGCTGGCTTCGACGACGCCATTGCGTCCGATCTGATCGAACGCAAGATCGCCGAACCGGCCAAAAGCGTGAAGGCGAAAGCGGACGATCCTGTCGATCCCGCCACGCTGGACGACGCCGCGCTGGACAAGCTGATCGCTGCCGAAAAGGTGAAGGTCGCCGACGGCGCTGATCGGGCGGCGAAGATCGACGCGGTTCTGGCGGCGCGTAAGAAGTAACGTCCGCCCTCACTTCCTCCCTGAACTGGCGCCGCCGTTCGCGATCCGTCACGGGCGGCGACGGCTTTTTCGGAGAACCCGGCATGTCCGACGGTCTATCAGCCACAATTGGGCAAGGGTTCGCGCGACTGCCCCAGAACTTCACCATGTCCGCCGGGGACACGCGGATTTTGAAGGTCACAGTCTTCGACGAAAACGGCGCCCCCTTGCCCTTGGCAGGGGCAACCGTCGTGATCTGGGAACTGGCACGAACCGCCAGAAGCACCCCAGTCGTCACCAAAGAGCTGAACGACGGCGTGACGATCATAACCGACGCCGCCGCCGCTGGGGAAGCCAATTGCGGGCGGCTAGACGTCGTGATCGACGCCGCTGACAGCGCCCCGCTTGACGGGGAATATGTTCATGATTGCCGCGTCGTTCCCGCTGACGGTGCGGCTTCCCGAATTTTCCACGGGCGCGTCTTCGTTTCGCCCAGTCTTTCCTGATCGGATCGAGTATGAGGCAAGGGACGATTGTCACCGTCAAACCGGACGGGCACCCGCTTTCCGTGTTCGAAGCAAAGCGCCAGCTTCGACTTGAGCCTGACGACACGGATCAGGACGATCACATTGCCGACTTGTGCGCCGCCGCCCATAGGAAGATCGAACGCGAACTGGGCTATCCGATCCTTCGCCAGACGCGGGAAACGCACCTGTCGAACTTCCCGCGCGGGCCGATCTGGCTGGGCGGGGGGGAAGGTCTTTCGATCCTGTCGATCCGCTATCGCGATCCGCTGAACGCCCTTCAGACGCTGGACCCTTCCGCCTATGCCCTGGACGCCGTTTCACGGGTCGCCCAAGTCTATCCAGCCCCGTCGGCGACATGGCCTTTCACGGTATGCACGCCGGGCGCTGTCGTCATCGAATGGCAAGCCGGGGCGGTCAACCCGTCCGACGTCGCGGAAGACCTGATCCATGCCATGAAGTTGCTTGTCGGGCACTGGGACCAGAACCGCGAAGCCGTCGTCGTCGGGACCATTTCGTCGGAAGTGCAAGTCGCACTGGACGACTTGCTGTTCCAGTTCCGCGTCCCCTTCGTCGCATAGGGGGCAGACATGCGGCTGGGCAGACTGAACAAGCGGATCACGATCCGCCGGGCTTCCGCGCCGACGCGGAACGCCATGAACGAACCCGTCGAAGTCTGGGGCGACTTGGGCAAGTTCTGGGTGGAACAGGTCCAGCAACGCCCGACGGAAAGCTGGAAGGCGGGGCAAACCGCCGCCCAGGTTGAACGCGTCTGGCGCGTCCGCTGGACTGCCCGGACCGCGACCATTTCGCCAAGCGACCGCCTTATCTGCGATGGCCGGGAATTTCAGATCATTGGCGTCACGGAAATCGGTCGCCGTGTCGGGATCGAAATTGTCGGGATCGCCTATTCCGAAGTAGGACTGAACACATGAAGGTCAAGACATTGAAGCCGCACATGAACGGCTATGGCGACAAGTTCGAAAAGGCGAAGGGCGACGAATATGAAATCCCCGACGTCCACGCCGGACCGCTGATCGCCGCGAAGCTGGCCGCTGAAGTCAAGCCCGCCAAGGGCGACAATGGCACGGACGGTTAAGGTCGAAGGCTTCCGCGAGACGGAAGCCGCGCTGTCCAATCTGGTCGATATGGTCGGCGGGTCGCGCGCGACGGGAAAGAACGTCCTGAAGCGGGTATTGCTCAAGGCGGCGAAGCCGATTGAAGACGACGCCGCCGCGAACGCGCCGCAACTGTCGGGACGTCTTAGCCGTGACGTGAAGACCGGGACACGGTTGACCCGCCGACAAGCGGCAATGGCGCGCAAGCTGGGCACGTCCACGGTGGAAGTTCATGTTGGCGTTTCCGATCCGGCTGGCGTCCAGACTGAATTCGGAAATGAACATCAGCGCGCCGAACCTTGGCTTCGCCCGGCATGGGACGCCAATTCGGACGGGGCGCTGGGAACGATCAGCGCGGAGCTGGGGCCGGAAATAGCCAAGGCAGCGGCGCGCGTTTCCAAAAAGGCGGCGCGGCGGGCCGGGTAACGGGGCCGGGCAATAGGGGGCAGCATGGAAGAACAACTGGTCGCCCGCTTGCTGGGTGCCCCTTCGCTGTCCGCCCTTGTCGGCAACCGGATCACCTGGGGCGAACGGGTGAAGAAGGAACCGCTTCCGGCGATCACAATGCTGGGCGTGTCGCCGGGGCGGAACTACGTCCACGGCGGCGCTGATCCGACGAGCAATCCCCGCGTTCAGTTCGATTGCTACGGCGCGACGGCGGCGGGTGCCAAGGCAGTCGCCCGCGCATTGCGCGACACGCTGGAAACCCCGGCAACACAAGGCGGGATAGCCTTCAGCGTCGCCTTGCTGGACGCCGAACGCGGTCCGCTGATCGAAGACACGGGCGGCGGGCTGAAGGTCCACCGCTATTCGCTGGACTTCTTCGTCTGGTTTTCACCCGCCGCCTGAAAATCAGTTCGCTTTTTTGGCGGCACTTCACAAAGGAGATTGAAAAATGGCCGGAAAACATGGCTTTGGTGCCAAGTTCTTTTTGCATGATGGCACCGCACTTGTCGAAATTTCGGACGTCATGTCCGTCACCCCGCCGAGCCCGACGGTGGAGACAATCGACACGACGACGCACGGTTCCGCTGGCGGCGTCCGCGAATTCATTGCTGGCCTGATCGACACGGGCGAAGGTTCGATCCGCGTCAACTGGGTTCCCGGTTCGGCGTCCGACGTGCTGTTGTCGGCGGCGGTTCTTTCGCGGCTGGTAAAGGCGTTCAAGATCAATGTCCCAACGGCGGGCACGGCAACCCGTGACTTCACCGGCAATTGCATCGTCACCGGATACGAGAAGGACGACGTTGTGATTGACGACAAAATGACCGCCGTCCTGTCGATCAAGGCGTCCGGTCTGATCACGGAGGCGGCCGGCGCATGACGAAGAAAAGCGATAGCGTGACGTTCGAAGCCGCTGGCAAGTCGTGGAACATTCGGCTGGACGCCCGCGCGTGGATCGAAGTCGAAGACGCGACCGGGCTGGGGCTGAATGACGCCGCCCAAGCGATCATGAATAAGGGATCGTTCAAAACGGTCTGTCTGTGCATGATGGCCGGGCTTCGTCACCAGTCCCCCGAAATCACGCTGGATCAGGTTCTGGACCTTGCCACTGAAATCGGGAACGAAGCCTTGCTGACGAAAGTCGGCGAAGCCCTTGCCGCGTCCTTCCCGTCCGCAAAGGGCAAGGTGGGAAACGCCCTGAAGGCGAAGGCGGATCAGACGGCTGGGACTGGTATCAGCTCCTAACCCTATGGGCTGAAGCCGGGTTCGACCCGGACAGCTTTTGGCGACAAACCCCCCGCACGCTGGACGCTATCCTTTCGGGATACGTCCAGCGGCGGAAGATCGAACATGAACAGGCTTTGTCCGTCGCCTGGCATGTCGAAGCCTTCGCCAGAATGAAAAAACTGCCTTCGCTGAAAAAGGTGCTGGGACGGCCGGAAGCCCGTGCGCCCGTCGCCCAGTCGAATGAAGACATGCTGGCGGCAATGCGTGCCTGGGCCGCCATGAGCAAGGAAGCCGCACAAGATCAGGGGGCGACATGAGTGGATCGCTAATCGGCGCGCTTCGCGTCACGCTGGGCATTGACACGGCCGCGTTCGAACAGGGGCTGGGCATTGCCCAGAAACGGCTAGGCGACGCTGGCAAGTCCATGCAAGCGTTCGGCGACCGCATGACGGGGATCGGCGCGAACCTGTCGATTGGACTGACGACGCCGCTTGTCGCCTTTGCTGGGACCGCCGTTCAGGCGGCGAACGAAAGCGCCGCCGCAATTGCGCAAGTCAACGCGGCGCTGGACAGCATGGGGCCGGTCGCTGGGAAGACCAGCGATCAGCTTCAGGAAGCGGCGGCGGACCTTCAGGCGCTGTCTACCTTCGACGACGACGACATTCTGAAGTCCGTCACGGCGAACATGTTGACGTTCGGCAACATCACTGGGGACACGTTCGACCGTGCCCAGCTCGCCGTCGTCAATCTGTCCGCCCGCATGGGCACGGATTTGCAGTCGGCGACCTTAATGATCGGCAAGGCGCTGAACGATCCGGTCAAGGGGCTGGCGGCGCTGGGTCGCGCGGGCATTCAGTTCACCGACGATCAAAAGGAAATGATCAAAAGTTTGGTCGCTGGCGGCGACGCCGCTGGCGCGCAAGCGATCATGCTGACGGAGCTGGAACGCCAGTTCGGCGGCGCCGCGAAAGCAGCGCGCGACGCTACGCCCGGCGCGGACACGATTGACGCTTGGCGGAACTTTCAGGAAACCGTCGGGGCCATTGTGGCGCAAGTGCTTCCCCCTCTGACGAACATGCTGACTGGCGTCCTGAACGGCTTCAATAATCTGTCGCCGGGAACGCAAACCTTTCTTGTCGGACTGGGCGCCGTCGCCGCTGCGGCCGGACCCGTGCTTATGATCGTCGGAAGCCTGACGTCTGCAATCGGCGGACTGTTGCCAGTCTTCGCCCCCGCCGCCGCCCTGATCGGCGAAGTCGGGCTTGCTGGCGCACTGGGGGCAGCGGCGACGGCGGCCGCCCCGTTCATTGCCGCCGCCGCCGCGCTGGCGGCTGGCTGGGCACTGTTCGGCGACAAGATCGGTCCGGTTCTGGAAGCCCTGCAAACCAAGG